GAGTTTGCCCCTGCTGTGGTTTCACCAATCGATTTACCAATGTACACGACATAAATATTATCGGTCCCCGATGCGGGTGCCGCGGTAAAACTTAATGTAGTACCACCTGCTACAGTGTAAGAAGAAAAAGGATCTTGACGAACATTTCCAATGAAAACTTCAATTTCATTAGTGTTCGCAACAGATTGAGAAAGAGTAAAATTGGTAGTAGTACCATCTCCACTAAATTGAGATGCGTTCATTGTGATTAAATTGGTTTTTGGTGAATTTCCTAAATATGCCATTTAATCCTTCTCCTATGAGCTAATTGAATCTACTGCTCCAACAATGCAGTCAATTGATGTCGCTGTATCGCTTTTCACGTACAACTCGTCACCACTTTCTAAAACTATTTTTGATCCTCCGTCAATTAATTCTAGCGAACCGCCTGAAATGATTGGAACTGTTTTTATTAAATAATAATCTGTCGCGGATCGTTTGATATATACATCCGCATTTACTGTAGAACTAGTTGTGTTAGCTAAACGAATACTAATTAAACAATCATAACTATTAACTGCTGCATTATTTAGTACTGATACAGGGGTAATCCCAATGTTTTGATTCAAATAATTTCTAAAATTTTGTGCCATATGTGTTTATACTATAACGCTATTGCCATTGCAACTGCGAATCCTTCTGTTGCTCCGGATGATGGAGTCGCCCATTCAGGTGCAGTCGCTCCTGTATTGACTGTTAATACTTGGCCAGCTGATCCAAGTCCTAATTTTGCTGGTACATTTGCTGCTGAAGCGTATACAACATCTCCTTGAGCAGTTGTAATCATATCAATAGTTTTACTTGCAGGGTAAGTACAAAATACGTTTTTAGTTCCTGATTGAAAATCAACTGGGCTTGTATTACCATTAGAATTACTAATAATAGTAGTTCTTTGTAAATTGGTAGAAGAACTTAATGTTCCTAAACCAACTTCCCATTCATCGGTACCTTGATTATGAATTGTATAGTAGGTAGTATTTCCAGTTCCTATTCCACTATCAAAACTAACATAACCACTTTGTGCCCCAGCTAATGTCCAAGTTGTTTGACTTGTTCCAATAGACGTACTTGTTTCGTTTACTCTGTCATTTAAAACTAATGCCATTAATTTAATCTCCTATTAAGAAGTGATACTTAAAATTGCATCAGAACCAGAAGGTGTTCCCGAAGTCGGGTTAGGAAAGGTAACTGTAAAAGTTCCATTCGAACACGTTTTAGTTCCGCCAAAATCTAATATTACTACTAATTTATTTCCACTAGTTGTATTATATATTGCTCCATATGCTGCAGCAAAACTTGCAGGTGTTGGAGTTCCCCAAACAGTATCAGCAAAATCAACTGTAGCAACGTTGTTGACGTTAGATACAGCTTGTGAAGCTAAAGTGTTTCCGGTAGCAGTATATTGACTTCCACCAGCAGAACTTACTTCGCTAGTTACTACGTAAACAGTGCTTGCTGTTGTGTATGGGTTAGCAGTATATAAAGCCAATTTAAAAGTATTACCACCGCTTTGAAATTGATGCGTTCCTGATAATAGTTCCACTGGAAATGAATACGGTACTATATTTGCCATTTTTTATTTTCTCCTATTTATTGCTTGATGGTGATTTAGAAATTAATTGAGCACGAATTACACCATCTGTATATTCGTCTCTGCGTCTTTGGCCAATTTGTTCAACCGCATACGATTCAAGAGCTTTTTCGTATTCTTGAGAATAGTATTGTAGCATATCTGTAGGACCTTTCAAGTATCCATATGCATTAACTAATGTAGCATATAAAAGTAAATCTTGGTATTTATTAGATAAATAAGTCCCTACTGTACTATATGGATTTGCCGTACTTGGCAATGTAGTACTTGTTAAACTGGATGGTTCTTTATTATATGCTAGTGTAATAGCATAAGTTTTATCAGGAGTGGGTGCAACTACCCAAAATTCTTCATCCCAATTAGCATAATATCTAGGTATATCTACATTAGCAGTTCCTGGGGTAGAATAAAATTCCGCTATAAAACTAGTATCTCTTTGCTCTAAATAATATTGATTACCATTAGAATCTGTTAATTGAACATATCTTATAACTCTTAAATCAGCAGGAATAGTTACATATCTATTTCCAACTACAAGATTAGAAGTTGCATAAAAAGCATTTTGATCTGTGTCAACCGCTCTATAAATTTTATTTTCTGCGTTTACTATAAAACCATTAAGTATAGAATCTGTTAATACAGTAGAATCTGTTTCAGTGTAATTTCTAACATCGGTTTGTAAATTTGCTAATGTGTATGCCATACTATACTCCCTGTAAAGTTACTGGACCTACGGAACAACTAGATCCTCCACCTTTGATATTTCCGGTTGTAGCATTACTGGTGCTAGTTATAAAGAAATAATTTTCTGGACTCGTTAAATTTCCTGGTGCTGTAACAACACTTCCGTCTGATTGTTTTTGTCCAACAGTAATAGTAAAGCCATTTACATTATTTAAATCACTTACGTTATCAAAAGTTGGTATGTTTGCAAATTGTTGTAAATTAGGAGTGCTTGCTCCTCCTGCTCCAGGAGTTATTACTTGTGCGGGGCCTCTAAATCTAACTACATCACCTGTAGATCTTTGATGATCTTGTGAAAAAACATTTACATAAGTAACACCACTTGCAATAACACTAGTAAACGGATTATCATTTAATAAAATTAATTGTGGAGTATCACTCTGTTGTACTCTTGGATTGTATAAAGCTTGTGGATCACTGCCTACTGGTTTAGGTTCTAATTGAGGTTGCTTTGCTTCGTATTCTGAAACATGAACTAAAAAACCATTCCATTCTCTAACCATTTCTCTGTAAGGAAATCTCATTCCCGATCTATCTGAAATGGCATAAGCATATTTTCCTTTAGCATAAACACCCATAATTATAATACTCCATCTCCATAAAATGTTTGTGGTGAAATAAAAGTAGAAACGCCTTGATTGTCGGCATCTAATGCTCTTAACATTTCACTTTCATAAATTCTCTCTAACTCAAGAGTTCTTTCCGGAGAAAATTTCATACTTAAATAATAAGCAAGTCCAGACATCATACATGGATAAAAACGATTTATAACATCTGCTGTATTTGTATAAGCTCCTACATCTTGAATTTTTGCCATATAATAAAAACAAAATTGAAAACTAGATGGTGTAGAAGTGCTAGAAACACTGGAACTTGGAGTTGCATATAAATAAATACTAGGACTTTTAGTTCTAGTTGCGTAATATTGAGAAGGTGTTCCTTGTGCTAATTTATTTGGAGTTGCATTATATGCAGATCTGTCAATTTTAGTTAATGCAATATCTACTGGTGCTGATATGTCTGAATTATTTCTATAAAAAGCTTCTAATACTTCTGAAATATCAGATGGAAAATTAATAGAATCTGAAGCATAATTATATTCAGCTTGTCCTAATACTAATGGAACTTTAGCAAGTTTTATTTTCCATAAATGAATTCCTCTGTTTCCCCATTCTTGAAACATAATATTTAAAGATCGTCTTGCTGATCTTAATTGATAACCCGTTCGCGTTCCGCCTACACCTGTTCTCTCATAGGCTTCTTCTATAATGTCATCAATTTGTGGATCAAATTCTGTTGTCCCTGAAGTAGGAGAAATAGTATCTGCTTGATTTCCCATTCCCGCTAAAGTAGACGCGTAATAAAATAATACCGGAGCGCCGACACTTTGTACCGGAGCGACGACTATTTGAGTATATGCTCCTAAAGTTCCTGCTGTTCCAACTGTAGTAACTCCAGTTGTATAAGCAATTCCTCCTGTGTGTGTACCGTCTTTTGTAGAGGAAAAAGATAAAGCAAATCCAGTATTACTAGAATCGCTTTGATTAAAAATATAAGTATTGCCTTCGTCTAAATATAATTCAGGACTAACTTTACCATTAATATAAAATTTATTTCCTGAACCAAAAGAATTAGTTCCCGTTGCAACGGTTACTGTGTAAGTTATCGTCGCCATTGAAAGCTCCTAACCGTAAAAGAATGTGGCTTTAGTTACACCTGCCGATAAATCTGCATAGCAAGAAGTTTCACATCTAATTCCATCTCCTGGAATTGGAACGTAATATGCATTAGTTGATCCAGCTGTTGCTGCACCAAGTGGTGTGTCTAAAATTAAAACAGTTGTACCACCTGAACCACCGTCTTTAATAGTAATAGTTCCTGCTGTAGAATCTGCTACATAGTAAACGCCTAACAATCTAGCTGGTCCAGCGAAAACATCGCCATCAGCATTTAGATGAGTGGATTTTACATTAACAATATATGTACCCATTTTTTCTCCTTAAAATTTTATGTGGGCCCGAAGGCCCACACTAATTTATTTATTAGTTACTATCTGAACCAGAGTCA